TGGGACATCACTTTGGCTTTTTGGTGCTCCCCCCGTACCGCCATGCGGTACAAGGTTGACACTGCGCAGTGGTAAAGTGGTGACGCATTGCAGTGGTACAGCATTAGCACGTCAGCGTGGTATAAAAATAAGCAGTTTATACACGTGCTTAGGTGTCTAATATTAGCCTATAATTTTTATAATCATATCTTTAGTAGCAGGGTATGAATTATCTGTTGACCATACTAATTGATTTGTTGTCTTATCTAGTTCGCACTCTAAATAATCTGTATAAGTAACATTCTTAATTTTTAGTTGTACAAATATCTTAGTTGGCATTAGCGGAATTACATATCTGTTTTCATTACTAATAGGTATGCTTTTTAATAATATAGTATTACCATATTTATTAGTTCCAAAAGGTTCTTCAGTACTTTTCGATAAAGCTAAATAGGGTGTTTTTATTTTTAATTTACCTGTAGGCGCAGAAAATTGAAGCTGTTTAGAAATAGCAGTCCATCCCTCAAAGCAAGACTCTGCATTATTTGCTGTGTAAGTTGGTATGTAGCTTGAACCACATATTAAATTAGATATAACACTTATAATATAATTAGTTGCTCCCTCTGTATAATGCACATTATCATCATTATAAAATGCACCAGTTAAATAATAATACGGCATAGCAAATATACAAGGCATCAAGTTATCGTTAGATATATTGTTAGTTTTATTTAGCAAATCTAAATAAGTATTAAATGCACTACTAGCAAATATAAACACAACTTGTGCATTAGGAAAACTATTTCTAGCATTAGCAACAGTACTAATAACTTTAGGTTTAATTACATCCCAAGTAAAACTGCTATCATTAGCACCACCGACGATATATACATACTTTATCATTTCTTTTTGAGTATCACTCATTTCATTCTTAGCTTCTTCAATTAAATCATTAAAGTTTACACCGCCCCATTCGCCTGCAAAACCTGCTCCACCTCTACTATGCTCATACCAATTTTTAGCGTTAAGCATATTACGTACACCATTAGGTAGTTTATGATTATAGTTTACGCTGTATGAGTCGCCAATCCATAAAATATTATCTTTATCAGCATTTTTTCTGTTATTTATTTCATTTGTTAAATTATTTGATATTTCTGTATCAGTATTTTTTCTATCTTCAATTTCTTTTTCTACCATTTCCTTGTATTCTGTGACCTGTGCATTATAATTACCAGTGTTTACCCAATAATCTGTATTATTAATTTCAACACTATTCGCAGGCACTGGCACTTTACTCGTAAAGCTATTACCCATATAAGTCACCACACTCAACGCTTCATACTGTAAAGCCTTATTCCACTCACCCATAATCTTAGGCACATACCTAGAACCCACATACTGTCTGTTAATTAATCCGTTACTCATATTACTCTTACCTCTCTTTCTATTAATCATCAAAGTGCATAACTTCAATTCCATACTCTAAAGCACAAGTATGTTCAATCTTACAACCTCTATACTCATTCCAATTACTTGCAAAATATGCAATATCTGCTGTAGATAATAACTCAAGTGACTTTCCTAAAAACCATAAAGGCTTTGCTTCATGTGGTGCATTTTCAAAAAAGCTATCAATTACTTCTACTTCTCCGAATTTATTTGTTACATCTTCAATAATTTTTTCTCGTTCTGTCTTAATTTCCTCATTTGTTTTGTCTTTCATTGGTTGACTAATAAATAACTTCATGATTTTACCTCTCTTTCTTAATAGCTTAATACTAAATGACCGTAGTCATAGTTACCAATACCGATATTATTCTCAATATCCAACCCAGTAGTATTAAATGTAATACTTTTCCAATTTGCAGGAATATTGTAAACAATATAGCCACTGTCACTAATAGTAACAAATATCATAGTAGCAAGGTACTCTCTGATAATACTCTCTGCAAAGCTAGTATCATAATTATTAATCCATTCCTGCACTTGCTTCATTTCCTGCTTTAGCTGTTCAACATCATTACTAATAGCTTTATCATTTTCAATCAAGTTATTAATATAATCAACACATTTGCATATAACTTCATAATAACTTAATTTATCATCATACACCAGTGGTAACACTTTAAAGCACCAAAATCTAAACTCTGTTAAGTTCTTATAATTTGCGTCCATTATTACCTCACTTTCCCTTTACCATAAAGTAAAGAAACAATCACTACAATCCTCAATAATCATCATATCAATATTGAGAAAAGTCTCTCTGAATTTCTTTAATAAACTACTATAATTTTCTGTTCCCTGTTTACCTTTAACTGTTTCAATATACTTATCAGTGCTATTAACATTCTCTGTATTATTTCCTGTCACATTCTCAGTGGCATTTCCAGTTCTACTTCCGTTACTTGTAATTGTATCAGTGCTATTATTAGTTGTAGCATTATCTTCATTTACCTTAGTAACTGTAGTCAAAGGAACACTATCAGCAATACCCTGTGTGTCCATGCTATTTTGTGGTGTATCACTAAATCTATTCAAGGTATCAGTATTACTTGTACCACTAGCACTATTCACATCTTTAGTCTCATTCTGATTAGTCTCTGTATTGCTATTAGTTCTATTACTAGTACTACTACCAGTCGTATCTCTTGTACCGCTACCCTCTCTACTCCTAGTCAAATCTACATCATAAAAAGGGTTAAACTCAAGCAACTCACTTTTATACAACTGATTGTAATAAGGCATAATCTCATTTAGCTTAGCATTTAATGCAAGCTTCCACCTGCCCACAGTTTCATGTGCTATCTCTCTTGTATAATAGTGCTTCAATATTTTCCTGCACAAAATCTGCCTATAGTTTTCATCAAATATCGGAAAGTCAAAATTAAAAACCTTATTCCAACATCTATCTAAAATACTATCGACATTATCTGCGCCCTCACTCTCACTCAATCCTGCACTATTCTCACAAATAAATCGCACCTCTGTTGTATACTTACTCATTATTCTCACCACCTTTGCCTACATCAGTTTCATTACTCAATTTTGCTTCATCAGCGTCATAAGTATCAAGTACCTGCATACCCTCACGATAATCAACACTAATGTTCAGTCCAAACATTTTGTTAATCTGCTCACAAGCTTGCTGTCTCATAAACAATCTTGAATACCTACTAGCAATAGTTCCACCTAAATTTCTTTGTACTTCATCAGTAATCATTCTTTCTTTCTTTACAGTATTAACATTACTGATACCTAAATAAGTCAACGCTTCATTCCAATACTGCGTCTTTAACTCATACAGCTTATCAGCAACATAAGGACTTGTAGTATCAAGTGTCTTAATACCACTTAGGTCTAAATTCTTATCACCAAAAATAAATGGTTCATTACCCATATACTGTGCATACAGATTTTTCATTACAAGCCTCTGATTTTCAGTACAAGTAATAATTTTAGGAGTTTTCTGTTGTATTACATTTACGTCAATAGTTCTCTGTATTTCATACAACCTTTTACTCATTTCCTGCACGTCAAGTATACTGTTAGTGTGTAACATATTATTAAAAATAATAACACTGTTGCTAGGGTCAAGTTTCATTTGATAACCATTTTGTGCAAAGGCTGTTCGAGTAATAGGTATTCTGTAAACATCAAGTTTACCACCTATCATAACCTGTAAGCCTAAATAACCCATGACTTCATCCTGAAAAAATACTGCCATTCCGTCATTAAAAAGTGCTAGTTCTAAAAATCTCGCATCAATAGTACTTGGTAGGTTTTTCCAATCAAACATTGAAATGCTTAATTCTGTCAACCTATTAACATACTGTAGATATGTCCTCTGATTTTGCAGGAATGCTTCGGACTGTGCTTTTCTACCTCTTCTACTCATTGTCTCACCTCTTTCCTAACTAGGGCTATTATCTAATGAATAATTGCCTATTTCACTAGCATTTTTCCAAAATGTAATACCATTGTTAAATATATTTTTTATTTCAGTTATATCGTTATTGTTACATCCATTTCCTATTATACAACAATTCTGTGTTTTTGTATAGTTCCAATGCGGTCTACTCTTTATGTTTGGTACTTTTACTCTTTTAGTAGCATACCCATATTTATCAAAATATTCATCAATAATATGAGCATATTGCGGAGTTACCTGCATTTGTTTAAAGTAAAAATCTTTGTTTCGTGTAGCAACATCAATTGAACCACTATTACTTCCTCTTGTTTGTGGTGGTTTACTGTATGCTAACATAGCATTTATACCATTATCAACTAAACCAGCTGCACCACTTAATGATAATTCTGGATTAAAACTACTCATGCCTGCAACAACTGTACCAGTATTTAACAAAGCTGACATAGTTAATTTACTAGCTGATTGAGCCAACCACGCTTTATAAGCATCAACAGACCACGCTACTTGTGGGAAATCACTCATAACTAATTTTTCAGAATAATTGCCCTTATCAGCATTAGTACCATTATATCCCATAGGCACCAACGCTATTTGTGGATTACCTACCACACTTCCGTATAAAGCAAAATCGCAAGTATTTTTTATAAACCATTCATACCTATATATTGCAGAATTATCACAACAGTCTACTGCTAAATAGTTAAAAGGGTATGTTAATAATTTTTTATTTTTTGGAGTATATCCACCGATTGTAGTGTTTTTTGCTACTGCATTTACTTGCACACTTGGTTGTGTAGATGTTGTATAAAAATCACTTGGCATTAAAAAAATATTAACAATGCTATCTTGTTTGTTAGCTTGTGTGGCTGTGTCTAAATAAGTTAATAACGCTTGTACTTGCTCATTATTATCAACTCGTCCTGCTATATAATCTACACCGCTAAATAGTCCACCTTGATAACCACCAGTTTTTGTACCCTCTTCTGCAAAGGTTGTTGCTATTACTGCACTATAGCTATCAAAATGACCACTTTTACTTATAGCATTACAAACTATCGGTCCTGTATCAATATTTTCTGATACAATATTACTACCTGCATAATCTATACTGCTATGTTCTCTCTCAACAAAACATTCTTTAAGACTACAGTCAAACATAAACCATGTTTGCATAACATCAATAGTAAAATATACATTACTAACTTTATCGTTTACATACTCGATATTAGTAATAAAAGCATAAAACCATTTACTAGCATAGTTAGTATTTTGAAACATCATATAGTTGCAGTCATAAATGTTCTCTGCATTAGCACTCATTCTTACAACACCCTGCTGTCCATTAATTCTCTGAAAACTAGCTTTGTCCATAGTCTTACTAACTTTACTTTCAAAATAACTTTTCTGTGCTTCTCTATTTTCAAAATAAATAGTATCTTTATAACTACTATCTATCGGTACACCACTACACAATTTGATAACACTATTAGGTTGTATCTGCATATCTCCACCACCTTTACAATAGCAGGAAAGCAATTATGCTCTCCTGCCGTATTAATATCACGCAACTGTAATAGTTGCAGTACCAGACTTTGTACTATCAAACGTGCTAGTTGCTTTAACTGTAATAGCTCCTGCTTCAGTGCCACTATTAATCTTAAGCATACCAGTACTTGAGATACTAGCCTTATCACCGCCAGTATCAATACTCCATATAACACTCTGTGGTGCATAGTTGTCAGTATCAACAGTAACACTCAACTGTATCTGTCCGCCTGCACTAACTGTGGCTTTACTAGGTGTAACTGTAACTGTCTTTACAGCAGGGGTTCCTGCAACAAATACAGCATTGTTTGAGAACGGAGATACACTAAATGTTTTCCATACGTGATACCAGTAGTTCCAATACAGCCCTTCACCATTGTACTGCTCTGTGAAGTTCTGATAGTTGTCAAAAATCATAAACCAGTCACTATCTACTAAAACGCAAGGGATAGCATCAAGTGCTTCAAGTTCTTCCTGTCCTATCTCTGTATAGGTTGGGTCATCAGCAAAGAGAATATTTAATCTCTCAATGTCTAAATCACCAAAACTATCTACAAGTACATGGTGTCCGTCAAATTCTGCTCTATCCATGTTAAAAGCACTTGCAAGTACTTCGACATTCATAGTAGCATCAAACTGTGAATTAACTAACAAATACTGTTCCTGCTTAGGTGTATGGTTCATAACTCCTGCAAGATTATTCTTTGAGTTAAGGAAAGTAAATTTATTTGATACTCCCTTGATAGTACTAACAATACTATTCATGTTTGCTGTGTTAATAGCAGGTATGGTAACAGGGTTCATCAGTCCATTTAAGATATGTTTTGCAAGCATATACTTCATAGTCTGAAACTCGTCGTAGTTAGCACCAGTATACATAGCATCCACAATCTTAGCAATTAAATCTGTAATGCCGTCAATAGACAGAAAAGCCTGTCTCAACTGGTCATTTGAGATTGTAGCTTTGTAGTACTTCTGATAGTTCATAATGTGAAATGCACTGCGCACGTCAGGAATTTCACGTTTGAATACATTGGACTCTGCAACCTGCGGGTCAAACTGAAACGGTTTTGCAATATTAACAAATACTTCCTCAATAGACTCACCAAATTCGAGCATACCTTTTTTAAACATAGCCCATGGATTGTCGTATGATTTACTTGTTAAAATTACTCTACCTATTCTGTTTACGAGTGCAGATAAAAACTCATTCTGCAAAGCAGGATAGTCCATAATCACTGCACCGATTTCTCTGATTGAGTCAGAGTCTGCTGTAGCCTGCGGTACATAATCTTTGTAATTTGTACTTGCGTTGTTTCTTATAGCATTTAAGATGTCAACGCTTGAATTAGTGAGTGTCTTAATTTTTGGTTTTGTAGCCATAATTCTTAGTCCTCTCTTTCCTTAAATAAATCATCAAAAGAAATTTCCTTACCGTCATCGGTAATATCTTCCTTTTGTTCCTTAATTACTGTTGCAGGGTCTGTACCTGCACTACCCTCAAAAAATCGTGCTTTATATTTTTCTCTCCACTCGTTGTCATTCTGTTCATATTTTGCTTTCCAATCAGTGGTATCTTTTGCACGTGTTTCAAGGTCATTGAATGTGTCAGTAAAATCTTCAATCATAGTAAGAGTATTATCGTCAGCGTTATCTCCTGCTAAACCTTTTACTGCACTCATAAAGTCATCACGTGAAAGTACTGCCATATTATCACCTCTTTTCTATTTAAAATATTGGTCTGCACATCATCCAAACTGGCATACCTTTTCGCTTAGTTGGTGCAGGTGGTGTGGGTGGTGTAGGCGGTATAACTCCAGTTAAGTATTCATACCAGTTACTAGCATATGTTAATCTGTTACTCAATGCTTCAGCTCCTGCACGCTCTCTTTCATATAGATATGCTTTACACGCTTCGGAGACATCAGTTAGTTTTGAAAATTCATCACCAGTATAACTATACCCTAGCGCAGGTTTAGGTTTCCATTGTCCACCATATCCGTTTATTATTTCATCCCACATTAACTGGGTTTGTATTTCACCAGTAGCCCAGTCAGAACCTTGTGCATTTGCATAATCTGTTAGGTTACTGCTAGGTGTCCATTGTATCAATCCCCAACCACTACTTGCACTAGCTGTTTGTTTCATACCAGGGTTAATATTTGACTCCTGTTGAAGATTACCTAACATACCTGCTACGCTTTCAATAGTAAAACCTTTACTGTTGAAATAACTATAGAAATCAGTAGCATTGTTTTCCATTTCAGACTGTGTTAAATATTGAGCTACTCCTACTTTAACAATCCATGCCATTATCTTACACCTAAACTAAAAAGTTTATTCCATGTGTTTTTACCACACTCTCCGTCAACAGTCAAACCATAATTTGACTGAAAATTCTTACAAGCCCTTACACAGCCTGCACCATATTTTGTATCAATGCTACCACTGTAATAACCTAACTTTTTCATTAGTATTTCAAAAACTGATACGTCAATATTTGATGAACCTCTTTTTAAAGTATTCATACTATAGCTTGCACTTCCTTTATTTTTTTCATTATAGCGTAAATGATATGACCAACCATAACTAGGGTTGTAATATTTTCGTATACAAATTTCCCTGCCAGTTTGGTCTCCTGCTTTGCTTCCTTTTGTAGTTCCGTTTTCGTCAATACTTGCATGAACTATGTGTTCACTATCTGTTGATACACATACGTGATGCCCCACTGCTAAATGAATATCGCCTTTTTTAAAAGGTCTGTTGCATATAGTGAAACCACAACGTTTCAACTGCTCATACAAATTTCTTGTTGTACTATTGGGATTTACATTAAACCCTGCTTTAGCAAGCGCGTGACCAACTAATGAGCTACAGTCAAAGTCAGGATTACCACCTCTATTAATCTGTGAATAACCATGTGAATTGTTATTTGCTATTGTAATCATATAGTCTGTGTATGTGTCAACTTTACTCATTCTTATCACTTCTTTCTACGTTCAGAATGTCACACAATTTCTGCAATACTAACGTGTTTTCATTTAATGCAGTGGTAAACTTATCTGTTTCGTTCTTATGACTTTCATTTAGCTTCATACAGTACCATGCTAAACATAAACACATTACTATAGGAAAGCCTACTGTTGTGATAGCCTGCATAACTACGTTTATATCCATGATTATATCTCCTTTCTTTTTATTCTTTTTTAATTATATCATATTCCTTGAAACTTTGCAATAATTATGATATAATAAATTGAGATAATTATAGACAAAACTAGGAAAAGAGTACAACAATATGAGCGAAAATAAATACTACGACGGGACTAAATTGTTATCAATGAAAGATATAAATGGATTAAAGCCCGAACTATTTTTATGTACCACTAATAGAAGTGGCGGTAAGACAACCTATTTTGGTAGATTGTTAATCAACAGATTTCTAAAGTATGGTAAAAAATTCTGTTTAATTTATAGGTACAACTATGAGCTTGATGACGTATCTAATAAGTTTTTTAAGGATTTACAAACATTATTTTTTAGTAATTACACTATGGAAAGTGAACGCTGTGCAAGCGGTATCTATCATAGTTTGTTTTTAAATGAACAACACTGTGGTTATGCTATAAGTTTAAATAGCGCAGACCAGTTGAAAAAATATAGTCACTTACTTAGTGATACTGATAGTATGTTATTCGATGAATTTCAAAGTGAAACTAATCACTATTGCAGTGATGAAATAAGAAAATTTATCAGCGTACATACAAGTATAGCAAGAGGACATGGAGAACAGGCAAGATATCTGCCAGTATATATGTTAAGTAATGCTGTCAGTATTATCAATCCTTATTATACAGAACTGGGAATATCTGAAAGATTAAACAGTGAAACTAATTTCTTAAAAGGAGACGGTTTTGTGCTGGAAAGTGGCTTTATAGAAACTGCTAGTAAAGCTCAAAAAGAAAGTGGCTTCAATAGAGCATTTAAGAATAATCAGTATGTCGCATATTCAAGTGAAAATGTGTACTTAAACGATAACACTGCTTTTATTGATACACCAGTAGGAAAAGGAAAGTATATTGCAACACTAAGGTATATGAACCATGATTATGCTGTGAAGCAATTTAGTGAACAGGGATTTTTATATATTGATGATAAGGCAGATAGTACCTTTAGAAGTAAAATAAGTGTTACTGTTAATGACCATGATATTAATTATGTTATGTTAAAGCAGAATGATTTATTTATCAGTCAGTTAAGATACTATTTTGAAAAAGGTTGTTTTAGATTTAAGAACCTTAAATGTAAGGAAGTCTTATTCAAGACTATCAGTTATTAGGTATCTGCTGTTGTATGTTCACTTGATACTGCTAGGTAGCACGTTTGGAAGATAACGCTAGTATGTATTGTCGTAAATGCTGTGCGCTTGTGTTCTGCAATAGTTATAGATATAGAAAAGGCAAGAGTTTTTACTCCTGCCTTTTTGCTTTATTTGTAAAAATGATTGTGAATATCTGTTGCAATTAATATGTTTAATGATAATACAATTTCCCTTGTATCTTTTTTCTTTATAAAATCGTATGATAATAACTTTGTTATGTATAAACCATTTAAGCAATATTCTATTTTATACTGCTCTGTATATGGTACATCATAAAACTCAATTGAACCTCTAAATCTTTTACGTAGTTCCTGCACTACTTTTTCCATTTTATCATTCATTAATTCATCTCTCCCTTGTAAAATAATCACAATCATATCTGTACTTGCAGAAACAACAAATATGATTACAAGTTTTTTCATGTTTCTTTGCTTTATATCTGTAATATAAATCTACTAACCATGTTATCATATTTTTTCCTCCTTTAAATCATAAATTACATCTTTAATATCTCTTTGAATAATGTATGTATTACAATAATCACAACTCACTGGTTGATTACATTCACCACAATTCTTATAAACTATTTTCTGTATTTTATGCTTTAATATCATAATTAATAATTTGTTTATCATAATGTTTCACCTCATTTCATATGTCGTGTCCACAAGTAATACACCACCTTTAATTCTTTTTGGTAGTAATTTTCCTGGGACACATAACCCAACTTTAAAATCACAGTAGTCTCTTTTTTTTTCTAAGAATTTTAATTCACTTTGCGTATAGTTATCACTCTCCTTTGCTTTATAACCCTGCATTGATTTGTTAAATAAATCTTTACATTTCTGTGGCATACCTGCACATTTAATATCGTTGTATGGTTCATCAACAGGAACTAAATCATTGTGAGTTATGTGTTCTATGTATGTTTTCTGTCTTGTGAATATAGCTGTGTCCCAACTGCTCTCAAGCTTCCAACAGCAAAATTTTACAGGGTCTACTGTTATGCCTTTTATCTTATCAGCAGGCAAGTCACAATGTATACTGTCTGTATCAGCGTAAATAAATCCTGCTTTATCTACACCATAGTAATTTTTTTGAGCAGCTGTTATCGTAAAGTATCGTGCATAGGATGTTATTGCACTGCCTGTTGCTATATGACCCACCTTTTTATTATTAGCAGGAACTATATAAAAGCCAATACTTTCATCCTCTTTTACATATGCAACCTTAAAACTACTATTGGAACTACTAGCAAGTTTACCATAAAGGTTATTGAGAAACAATTTTGCTTCTGTACGCTTTGCACCTTTACTGTTCATTTTAATTTCTGCATAATGATTTATGTAGTTATCAAATATTCCTTTCATGGAATAAAACCAACATCCGTCTAAAATTTCAAAATCAACTAGTTCATAGTGCTTTAACATTAATTTGTAATCTGTCATGGTTACTGTCATTATTACTGTACTATCATGTATGTTCCCGTTTTTATCTTTATAGTAACGATTATATGTTCCGTCTTTATTTAATATATCACTAGTCGTTAATGACTCTGTGCCTTTATATAAGTGATTACCTTTTATCTGAATAAATGGTAACATATTTTCTTTTATATAAAAGCGTGTTTTTATTCTTAAAAAGTAATATTTATTTTCACCTATAGCTTCATGTGGTATTATATTGCCACTCCAAAAATATGGTTTACCTATTGGAAAATAATTACCACTTTGAGAATGCATCATACTAGGATATAAAGAGTTCACATCTGCTGTCACACCATTATGCCTAACTATGTTTTCTTTTCCTTTTACTAAATAGCACCAACCACCTCTATAACTGTGACGTATATATTCGTCAGCATTTGACGAGCCATAAATATTTTTATCAATGACAACTCCATCAAGTGGTGGGAATAAATCTTCATAAACATATGCACCTGTCGATTTTTTATATTCTTCCATACAACATGAACCTATTGTAAGTTTATCGTGTCCGTCATTGAATAGCTGTTCGAGTGCTTCTTTAACTACTAATACATCATTAGCTATGTATTGTTTTTCATCATCAGTTATATTACAACCTGCATATCTATAACCAACATATTTCATGTCTAATTTTTGATGTTTTGTTTTAAAAGATTTTCCTATTTGCTTTACCGAAAATGGTAATAGTTTTAAGCTATCTCTTAGTTCTATTATGTGATTATTAACTTTAATAGTTAATGTATACCATTGACCCATATCAGAAATTGTATATCTAAAAGTTTTATTTTTCATATCCTTTATTCTAATAAATTCCGCTTGAGTCTGTTCATCATTTAAGTAATGGATAGCTTGCTCATATTTTAATTCTGTTAGCAAATATGACATCCAAAAATTACCGTCAAATTTTAAGTTATGATAATAAGCAACTATGTCACAATTTAATGCTTTAAAATATTGAAACTGCTCGTCTATTGAATGAAAAATATTTACATTTTCTGTGTAAAACTCAACGCTTGCACTTGCCCAGACTTCTGTTGATGTTTGTCCTTTATAAACTGTAGTTTCAAAATCACACATAAATCTTCTAACATTTTGTTTCTTATTATTCATTATAATTAGCAAGTGTTTCTAACCAATTATTTGTAACAATTTCCATTTCTTTTGACATATTATTATAAGATAAAATGTTTAATGCTTGTGCTATGTTTGACCTTATTCTGCTATCTTCGCTATCTCCTGCTATTACTTCTAAATTTTCTATAATTTTACTTTCATTGTCCTTTAAGTGCTTATAATATGCTTCACCAAACTCCTGCATATTATCTTGTAACATTGATATAGCTTTGTAATAAAAGCTTTCCAAAGGTATTTCATTCATTTTATTATATGCACGATTATAAACATATCTACTATTAGGTAAATCATATAACATTTCTTTAATAGTATCTACAATATCATGTTCCTGTGCAGTAAATCTCTGTTCTAAATCTTCTCTTGTTTCTTTTAAAAACTTTTGTGTTATAACTTTAGGAATATCAATGTGCGAAACATCGACACCTTTATCAGCATATTTTTGCATTAAATCATGTAATGCTTTTTGATTTTTTGTAAATCGTTTCTTTGCCATACTTTTTCTCCTCTCTAAATTAATATGACCCTTGCTAACTTAATAGCAAGGGTCAGCAGAAAGATAAAATTTTATTTTACTGATTTCACATCAAGTGTACAGTCAATATAAGGTCTGCCTGCCTTTGTTGTACCACTAACTTTGAAAATACTAAACTGTTTACCGTGCATGATGTTAGTTATGTTACCAAAACTACGTTTGAAAGTAGCTGACTGACACGAAAATACTTCATTGTCTGGTGTAATGATTGACAAAATGTCAACGCTATCTCCGTTCTCTTTTTCGTCTGTAAATGTAAGATAGCCTGCCACTGTAATGGATGTATTGTCCACTACATCCTTTAATGACTGAATACCTCTATCCAATATCATTAAATACTGTTCTACCTCTGTAAAATCTCTTGACTGTGAATTAATTGTAATTGCCATGTTTGTTTATCTCCTTTTCTTTTATTCTGCTTCTGTCTGCTCTGTTGTTTCTGTGTCTGCCTGCTCTGTTTCAATCTCTTTACGTGTAGCAGGGTCAAGTATCTTTGCGCCTGCAATGAAATCTGCTTCATCCATGCCGTATAATTCGCTGACTTCTTTAAGTTCACGAATTGTAACGATAGTGCAATCCTCTGTGTTATAGAGCTTTGATACTTTCTTTAAAGCCTTGTCTTTTTCGAGTATTTTACCACTAAGTGTAAACTCCTGCTCGAATGTCTCTGCTGTCTGTGGATTTACGCATAAAGCTGTGACAAACGTTGAAATAATTGTACGTGTGACCATTGGTTTTCTCATAGTTTTTCTCCTTTTCTTTGTAATAAAGTTGTAACACCAATAGGTGTAGTAGTCAAGTTTGCTTTGCAATCTATTTGATGATAGCTTTTTCTATCTCTTGACTATCAAGCAGGAAAGAAAATCGTCTGCTTTATGACGAATTATAATTTTGCAATCGTCTCGATATATCGTTTCTGTTGTTACATTACGTTTATCTGTTCTGCACAAAACCTTTATAGTGTTAGGGTCTGTTATGAGTTGTGCGTATAACGTTTCTATCATGTGTTCACCACCTTTTGAGGAGTCTGCACTAGTGTGTGGCGTATCGTATAGCACTAGTGCAGGTATGCCAATATAGCAAAACGTATTTGTAAAAGATGTAATACCTCTTTACATATTATATAGTACAGTAGAAATATAAATACAGTGTGTCATAATTGTGAACATATTATGAACTTTTTACATTTAGTTTTCTGTAATTTACGAAAATTTACGAAAACTTGTACAAATTATTTATAAATATGTTGTACCATTTGATGATAATAATACATATAAAATAAATTACATTTTTTCATAAATACTATTTCTTCGTTATCTATTCTTTTTGTAAAATATAAAAATTCTATTTTATATTTTATTAAATTAAATAGCTGTGTTATTATTCTTATACTATTATTTTTACCAATTGACATTGTTTCAAATTGGTTATATTCCTGGCGAATTATTCGCTCTAATTTATGTTTTCTTTTATTCGTCATATTATAAAAAACCTCTTTTCTATTAATTCTTTATAAAACTTAACTATATTATCTGATATTTCCTTTGATGATACACCAGTTAGCATATCGTGGTCAAGCGTGTCAAGGAAAAATCTCTTTTCACCTAACTCTCTTGTTTTGATTTTGATGTACCACATATTTTCTATGCTAGCATAACCATAGAAAACTTTTCCTTTTACCTTTTTAGATACTTTTGTAGCTATTTCTATGACAAAATCCTCGTAGATTTCATCAATTTCTGATTGTGACATTTTTCTATCTTTGTATAACATTTTTGTACCCCTTTTCTACTCTTCTACATCTACACGAATCATTTGTTTTCCTGTGACTACCTTAAAATGCACTACTTTCATTCGTGAAAGCTGTTTGTTTTCAAGTATCTGTGAACGAGTGTAAAATTCGGTTATGTCATACTGTAAATCGTGTAAACAAAAACTTGTTGTTAAGCTGTACTTGACAAGCGTGCCAAGTTTGATGTTATTTGTCACTATTTCACCTCTTTTCGTTCTTTGCTCTATTCAATTGTAAAGCCTACGCGTGGACTTGCACCACGCTGTGTGCTTTGCACTAGGCTATAATTATAACAATTTCTGAATTACTTATACTCAATGCACAAGACATTGCAACTTGCACATTATAATTTAAATACTCTAACGGGATATCGCAACTTATACCTCTCCATAATATTTTTTGAGTTCTTGCGTCTTGCAATGCTAATTTTTGACTGTCAAAAAATACTCGATACAAATTTTCTAATAACATACTATTTCACCTCTTTTCTATTTTCGTCAAGCTCGACCGCGTACTGTAGAAAATCCTTTTCAGTAATGCCGTATAATTTACTTGTTTTCTCGGCACTTACAAGCTTTAAGAATTTTGCACTATTGTTATAATCAGCAGAAAACTGCTTTTCAATTTCCTTATCGCTCAAGTCACCGATATAGGACTCGTTAAGCGTTATAACTTCATTTGTATCGAGATTAAAAGCCATAATCTCCGCATTTGTTGTTACAATTGTACGTGTTATCATTTTTTCTTTCTTCATATTGTTTGTCTCCATTTCTTTTTGTGTTTGTTTGATTGTTACTTACTGATATTACTATCAGTGATACAAGAGAGTCGGAGTTGCACCGACTCGCTAGCTTTAAGCTAACCAAAACTCATGTCTCGTTTTTGATATATAAAGGCAACCAATAAATTCATATGTTTTGGTGTCAAATACATCCATACGAATTGTAAACATATGTACATTATACGATTGTATTGACATATTAACTATTTGATAGATTGGACTATCAACAGTCAAGTACCAATTGAACCAATTATTGTAAATACCTTTAGCACTCTCTTTGAGTGCCCCTTTCCTTTATCTTCAAGTACATTATATAGGTCAGTTGTGAACAGCGTATGACCAAATTGTAAACAATTTGTGAACATTTTTCATAGTACTATAGTCCTAAGTTAGACATAACTAACTTCGCGCACTCACGGTACCACGCTGACGTGCTAACGCTGTACCACTACAATGCGTCACCACTTTACCACTGCGCAGTGTCAACCTTGTACCGCATGGCGGTA